TCTTCCGTGCTATTGCACGTGGTGCTCGTGCTGCTAGCCCTGTGTCTGCCACTGGCTTCGTTGAGCCTGGCGGTACTCAAATCCGTGTTGGTGCTTCGACCAACGAATCCGACGCTTACTCCTCCAGTGCTCTGGTGACTGCATTCTATGATGCAGCTGCTGCTATGGATGAGAAGGGTGTTTCGATGGATGGCCGTGTTGCCGTTCTGAACCCCCGTCAGTACTATGAACTGATCCAAGCTGTTGGCACCAACGGTCTGGTGAACCGTGACGTTCAAGGCTCTGCTCTGCAGGGTGGTAACGGCATCATCGAGATCGCTGGTATCAAGATCTACAAGTCCATGAACATCCCGTTCCTGGGTAAGTATGGTACCAAGTACGGCGGTACCACCGGTCAGACTGATCCTGGCAACACCGGTTCCTTCATCGGTGAATCCCTGGAAGATGCTTCGACCGCACAAACTGGCATCAACAACGACTACGGTACTGCCGCTGAATTCGGCGCTGTGTCTGCTGGCCTCATCTTCCAACGTGAAGCTGCTGGCTGTGTTGAGACCATTGGACCTCAGGTTCAAGTCACCAGCGGTGACACCTCCGTCATCTACCAAGGTGATGTGATCGTGGGTCGTCTCGCCATGGGCGCTGACTACCTCAACCCCGCTGCTGCTGTTGAGCTGTACGTGGGTGCTACTGCACCTTCTGCATTCTGATCTTTATTGCGATCAATACTGGGGAGCTTCGGCTCCCCTTTTTTTTATCTTGTGATAGGTAACTATGCCCTTTCCTACTTATGCTGCGTCCACCGAACTGGATGCTGTTAATCAAATACTTAGCTCAGTGGGACAGGCTCCTGTCACCACACTAGACCTTCAGAATCCTGAAGTCTCTATTGTACTTAACACCCTACGGGAAGTCAATCGTCAAGTCCAATCAGAAGGTTGGATCTTTAACACTGAACGTCATTACGAGTTGACTCCTGACAGTACAACTAATCAGATTACTTATCCATCCAATATGCTTCAGATCGACACTAATCAGCCTAAACACAAATCTGATTATGATGTCGTCCGACGTAACGGTAAACTGTATGACCGTGAAAACCATACCTATACCTTCACTGATCCCATCTATGCTGATGTAGTTTGGTTCTTTGACTTTACTGATGTCCCTCCTGCTTTCCAAGTTTACATTACTGCACGTGCTGCAAGGATGTGTGCTGTGAAGATGATTGGGGATCGTGAAGTCCAAGCACTGCTTCAAGAGCAAGAACTAATGACCCGCTCTGCTGCTATCGAATATGATTGCAACCAAGGTGATTATTCTATGTTTGGATTCCGTGATGGTCAAGATTATTACAACAGCTATCAACCCTTTCAAGCATTGATGCGATGAGCACTATTACCCAACGGATACCAAACTTACTACTTGGCATTTCACAACAACCCGATAATCGTAAGTTTCCTGGGCAGCTTCGGGATTCTGTTAATGCATTTCCAGACTATGCTCTTGGCTTACTCAAACGTCCAGGCGGTCAATATGTGAGCGAGCTGTATGGAGCCAGTAACTCAGGCAAGTGGTTTTCTATCCTGAGGGATGCTCAAGAAAAGTATGTAGCACAGTATGATGACAATACGTTCCGTATTTGGAGCCTGCTTGATGGCAGTCCCCGACGTGTTAATATGGGTTCTAATACTGGTGTTCCAGGAACCTGTAATCAAACTAATCTTCAAACTGACCTAACTAATTATAACACTGCTGTAGCTTTAACTGAGACTCGTTTGTCTGAACTTAATGCTGCACAAGCTGACTACGCTGAGATCCTTGCTGGTCAAACGGCTACCACTGTTTCTTTGTTTGAAGTCAATTATAACTACCCCAGTGGTTATGTTGATCAATTCCTGATCTCTGGTATTCTCAAGAAAGCTGATGGTACCTATCTTGTTAAAAATAACAACACCATCATCAGTACTGCTACTACTCTTCCTGCTGGTTATTCATTAGGCATTGAATATACTAATGAGCAACCACTGCTTGCTGCTGAAGGTAACCGTGTCTTCCAAGCAATCCTTGAAGTAGCTGCTGCTAATACCCCTGCTGAATTGGCAACTGCTGAGACCGCAATGAATACGGCTCAGACTAACTATGACAATGCTGTCACTGCTGAGGGTACTGCTAAAACTAATTATGATGCAGAAGTAACTAACTGCGTTATCTCCGCTACTCCCTCCAATGGTTACCTATATGGTGCTACGGCTGACGATATTGAGTTGCTTACTCTTAATGACTACACCTTTGTTCTTAACAAGGCGAAGACTGTAGCTTTGAAGGCAGCTACGTCTGCCGCTAAACCGAACGAAGCTTTTGTCGTCCTTAAGGTTGTAGGTACTGGTCATTACAAGATCTATCTTGACGGTACTGAACGTGCTACTTACAACGCTGGTACTGGTGGTGATGTAGACGCTATTGTATCTGATCTTGTTGGTGATATTGATGGCAATACTTTTGGTAGCACTACTTTTGCTGCTACCGCTGTTGGTCCTGGTCTTTACATCAGTGCTGATGCTGCCTTCACTATCTCAGTTGTAGGCGGTCCATCGGAAGATGCTTTGTTTGTCTTTCAAGAGTCTACCCCTACCGTTGCTGACCTTCCTACCCAATGCAAAGATGGTTACGTTGTCCGAGTAGTCAACAGTATTGATGTTGATGTCGATGACATGTACGTTAAGTTTGTAGCAGATGAAGGTGCTACTTACGGTACTGGTGTGTGGGAAGAAACGATTGCTCCTGGTATTCAATATCAATTTGATGAGTTGACTATGCCTCATCAGTTGGTACGTCAGGCTGATGGTTCATTTACCTACGGTCCTGTTACTTGGGAAGATCGTTTGGTTGGTGATCTTGAAACTAACCCTAATCCCAGCTTTGTTGGTCAGAAGATTAACAACATCTTCTTCTATCGTAACCGCCTTGGTTTCCTTTCCAATGAAGCGGTTGTGCTCAGTCGTGCCGGTGATTACTTTAACTTTTGGGTAACTACGGCGCTCACAGTTACAGACGATGATCCGATTGACATCACTGCGTCTTCGGTTCGACCAGTTAACCACCGTTACGTTCGTCCCACTAGCGTTGGTCTTGTTTTGTTCAGCGACAATGAGCAATTCATCCTGACTACTGATGCTGACATTCTCAGTCCTAAGACAGCTAAGATTAACGAGTTGTCAAGTTATGAGTGTGATGCAAATGTAGAGGCAGTTAACCTTGGTACTACCTTGGCGTTTGTGTCTAAGACTCCACTGTTCACTCGTCTGTTTGAACTGGCGGAGATTAGCACTGATCGTCCACCGGTTATGATTGAACAAACTAAGATTGTTCCTGAGCTTGTTCCTTCTGGTATTGATTCATTGATTGCATCTCCAGGATTGTCACTTGTTTCACTTGGGACAACTGGTAGCAGCACTTTGTATCAGTATAAATTCTTGGAGCAAGGACAGCAACGAGCATCTGCTTGGTATAAGTGGGAGTTGACTGGTACGTTGTTGGATCAATTCTTTGATGCTAGTACTTACTATGCAACGGTTACCGACGGTACTAACGTATTTGTTCAGTCCTATGACCTGACTCAAGCGAATGAAGAAGGTTTCCTGACCCTTCCTACTGGTGAAAAGACTGACATTTGCCTTGACATCTGGGATGTTAATCCTTACCGTACCTACAACTCTAGTGCTGACACTACCCGTATCTTCTTACCTTATGATAACATCAGTGGTAAGACGTTCTCTGTGCTGCTTCTAGGAGGCTACATAGGCGATGCAAACGGTGTAGCTAGTGAATCGGTAGGGGCAGTGCTTTACCCCACCGTACAGGGGACTGCAGGTGCCTATTACGTCGATGTGGACGGTGACTATCGTGGTAGAGATCTGATCATTGGGTATGTCTATACGATGACTGTTGAACTTCCTAAGTTTTTTGTGACTCAAGCCGAAGGTCAAGCAGCTACTTCTGACTTTACCTCTGACCTTATCATTCATCGCGTTAAAGTTTCCACCGGACTTAGCGGTCCTGTGAAGTATGACGTCACGATTACCGGCAGACCTGAATGGAGCAACACTATTGAAGCTACTGCTCCTAATACTTACAACTTGAATAACGTTAACATGTCTGCTGACGCTATTCACACCGTTCCAATTTATCAACGTAACGAGAACCTCACCTTTAAAATTATTGGTGACACTCCGTTCCCGCTTAGTCTGTTGAGTTTGAATTGGGAAGGTAAATATAACACTGGTTTCTATAGACGCTAATGACTACATCCACCCGTGGTTTCACCTTTAAACCAGCTACCATTAACGACGTATTAGAACTAACCAGTCAAATGCTACCGAGAG